GAAAGCCAAACTTCATGAAGACGGATTGGTCATCACTGTTCACAATGGGCAACAGAGATTCCAAAAAGCGAACTCTCTCATCAAGGAAATTAACACAACCAGCAATCAGCTTTTGGCGATTGAGCGCTCGTTTGATTTCGAGGTTGAAAATTCTCCTGTTGAGAAACCGACGTCTGGAAGTGATCTGTTATGATTTCTCATCCGTTGATTGATGACTACATCAAAATGGCCGAGAGTGGAGAAATCGTCGTCAACGAAGAAAGAAAGTTGCTGTTTAAAATCATCAAAGAGAAAATCTATCCTCGCGATGATTTATATTTTGATAATGATCTGATTGAGAAATTCATTCGGTTTACGGAAAAGAACTTTTTTCCTCTAGCGAAATACCAGCTTTTCTTGACCCCGTTCATTTTTCTTTTTAGAAAAGAGGACGGGGAGCCACACTTTGACGAGCATCTATATACTTTGGCTCGTGGGGGTGGTAAGAATGGTTTTATGTCTGCCAGGTCTTCGTTCTTTATCAGTCCTATCTACCCTATCAGAGATTATGATGTAACTATCACTGCTAACTCTGAGAAACAGGGGAAGGTGTCATTTGAGGAAGTTTATGAGACCATTCAAAGGCGTGGTCTTGAGGACCATTTCTATCTAACTAAAATGTCTATCACAGGTCGAGCGAATAACTCGGTCTTTTCTTTTCGGACGAACAATCCGAAGACTATGGACTCTGCTCGTGATGGCTGTCTTGAGTTTGATGAGATTCACCAGTTTGAAGATGATAAGGCCGTGAAGGTTCAACGGTCTGGTCTTGGGAAAATTGCTCATGCTCGGACTTTCTATAACGGGACGAATGGGTATGTGCGTGAGGGATTTTACGACAAGCTAATAGAGAAGTCTATGCAAATTTTGAATGGAGAGGTTGACGATTTCAGGCTTTTCCCTTTCATCTGCAAGCTTGACAATGCGGACGAAGTGGACGACATGAAAAACTGGTCGAAAGCAAATCCGATGTTAGATGAAAGCACTCCTTACGCTAAGAGGTTGCTTGCTAGAACCAAGGCTGACTATGATGACCTTGAGTTGGAGCCATCTGGCCGTCAGGAGTTTATGACAAAACGGATGAACCTTCCTGAAGCGGACCTTGAGAAAGATGTGACTTCTCGAGAAAAGCTAGTTGCTTGTTTACGTTCGCCTGGTATCGACTTGAAGGGTCGGTCATGTGTGGCTGGCTTTGACTATGCGAGCATCCGAGACTTTGCGAGCGTTGGTTTGCTATTTAAGAATGGAGATGAATTCATCTGGAAGCAACATTCATTTGCACGGAAATCATTTTTGAAAGCTTTCAAGCTAAAAGCGCCTATTGAAGAATGGGCTGAAAAAGGTCTTTTTACAATCGTTGATGGTCCGAGTATTGATCCTAGACTTTTGATAGCCAAGCTGGAAGAATGGAGAAATATTTATCAGATTGAGCTTGTATGTGCCGATGGTTTTAGAATGGATTTGTTAAAACCGCTTTTGGAAGAGGCTGGGTTTGAATATGAATTCTTGAGAAATCCAGGGGCTATCCAATCCAAGGTTGCGCCAATCATTGAAGATGGATTTGCAAATGAGCGTTTTATCTTTGAGGGCGATAACTCTATGATTTGGTATACGGATAATACCTACGTCAAAGAGGACAAGGATGGCAATAAGCGTTTCTTGAAGAAAGAGCCTGTCAGAAGAAAGACGGATGGTTTCCATGCCTTGATAGCTGCTCTTTACAAGAGGGAACTAGTGCAAGAGTCAAATGTTGGGGAATTCCTAGATATGATTGATAGTTGGGAATTTTAATCTAAGCATAAATTTTGGGTGGGTGGTCGGCAGAAATTAAAAGAAAGGAGGAAGTGCATTGGGGTTACTGAATTTATTTAAGCGTGAAGTGCCAGAGGTTGGGTTTGAGTTCGAGGATCTTGAGCGGACGTTTGGAAATCTGCAACTCAAAAGCTTAGCGATTGATAAGTCAGCCGAGTTCATCGCTCGGATTTTTGCTAAGTCAGCATTTAAGTATCAAGAAAACGGTAAGGCTAAGCCTTCTGATTGGGACTATTTGCTGAATGTAAGGCCAAACAAAAATGACTCTGCGTCAGATTTTTGGCAAAAGGTCGTCTATCGGTTGATCACTAAGAATGAGGTCCTAATCTTTCTTACAACGGATGACCAGTTGCTTGTTGCTGACTCTTACACACGGACTAAATATGCTGTTTATGATGATGTGTTTGAGTTTGTAACTTGTAGAGGTTTCACATTTGAGAAGCGTTTTCGGATGAGTGAAGTGATTTTCTTACAGTACAACAATAATCGACTGCAAGATTATATTTCTGACTTATTTGCTGATTACGAGAAGTTGCACACTCGTTTGGTCGAGGCCTTGGCTAGGAACAATCAAATCAGAGGAACTCTGAAAACCAAAAACAATGGGAGTTTTGATAAGCAGATGCGTGATAAACTCCAATCATATGCTGATGGTCTTTTTAAATCATTTAGCACCAAGACGATTGCCATTGTTCCAGCTCAAGATGGAATGGAATATTCTGAGCATACAAATACAACAGGAACTTCAAATATTTCTGTTGATGAGTTGAAGAAACTTCGTCGGCAATTTGATGATGAGGTCGCTGACGTCTTAGGGATTCCAACAGCTTTAATTCATGGCGACATGGCCAATATGGAAAATAGCCAAAAAATGTTTAATAGTTATTGCTACCAATCACTTGTTAAGAAAATGAGTGATGGGCTTAATTTTGCTTTAGTATCAAGACAGCAGTATGAGCGCAATAATCTATTTGTAATCATTGGCGAAGGTCAGAGAGATAAGTTTGCACTCGCTGGAAGCATTGATAAGCTTATTTCTTCTGGAGCAATGACTCGAAACGAGGTGCGCTCTGAACTTGGCTTAGAATCTGTCCCTGGTGGCGATAAATTCCTCATCACCAAAAACTATCAACTTGGTGAACAGTTAGAGAAAGGAGGTGAGAAAGAAGATGAAAGTAATTCAAATTAAGGGTACGATTGTATCAAATAATGACAGATGGCTTTACGATTGGCTTGAGTGGGACGCAACCGCTCCGAAAGATGTCGTCCTTCCTGAAAGTGGTGAACCGATTGAGGTTCATATCAACTCAGGTGGTGGAGATGTTTATGCTGGTAGTGAAATCTATACTGCTCTACGATCGTATCCTGGTGACGTGACCGTGAAAATTGTCGGTATTGCAGCAAGCGCAGCAAGCGTAATTGCAATGGCAGGAGATACGGTTGAAATCAGTCCGACTGCCCAAATCATGATCCACAATGTTTCAACGCAAGTGAACGGAGACCATAATGTATTGCTTCATGAGGCTGGGGTACTAGAAGGGTTTAACAAATCTATTGCTAGTGCCTATGTTCATAAGACTGGCAAGGCTCTTGATGACCTGCTTGGATTGATGAACAAGACTACCTGGTTTGATGCTGAATCAGCTTTGAATCACGGCTTTGTAGACAAGATTATGTTTACAAATGAAGTCGCTCCGACTTTGGTTGCGAGTGAAACTCCTATGATTCCAAGTGATTTTAT